CGATACGGTATGACACCTTGTCGAACATGTGTTCGATAGTAGAACGGGGGAGGCTGTAGGGGCAAGTCAATCCTCGAAGCGCAAGACGACCGCGATCAGGCAGTCCATGCACATCGATGTCGCGTCCGATTGGAAGACCTTTTTGCATCGCGTGCAGCAGGCTTCATAGGTCTCATACAGCGGTCCCGACCAGCCGGTTCCGATGTGCCGAGTGACGAGCTGATCGATAGCGTCGCCATCCTCAACGTCGCCAGCGCCGGACGCTACTAGGTGCTTACCTGACCAGCCGCAATAGTTGGCCGGGTCGCCCGGGTTCCCCTTGTGGAGCGTCCATGCGCCGCCCCGACTGCGAAAGTAGAAGGGTGTGCCATCGGCACCTCGCCCATCTAATTGGGCGGGGCATAACCCATATTTCGGGTAGCTCATACCTCAATTTTACTGCGGTGCAGCGACATCAGCGGTGTCTAGCGCCGTCCGAACAGGCTGCCGAGAATATCGATGGGGTTGGCCGCTTTGACCACTCCCCTGATCTCCGAACCGAGCTGGCCTAGTTCAGCTTCCGCGCTACCGGCGATACCGTCAGCGGACGTCTGCACCACACCGACAGCGCGGTCCACGCCGTCGCGGGCGATATCCAGCAGGCCGTCCATGAACTTCGGCACGGTGTCGTCAGGGATCTTCCTGTTCGCGATGCGCTCACACATGGCCACGAGTAGAGGGGCCATCGCGTCGGCTAGGGCTGCGAAGAATCTGTCGAGCATGGCGGCACCTCCACATTGACACTCAGATCGGCTGCGGCGAGTACCGCCTTGATGTCGGCGAGGTTCATTCCGTCAAAGAAGATCCAGCACCCACATGGGGTGCTAATCGAGCACTGCTGGCCGCATTCGTCACAGTCCCAAGGTGGGCAGTTTCCGCAGTGTTCCGGGCGCGGACACTCCCCGTCTTGCCCCACTTCCGATCCGCAACCAAGGCAGTTAATCGCGCTCATTGTCACCGCTCACGATCACCTGTTCTGTCCAGCTTGTTGGGTCGTTCTCGGGATCTACTCGACACCCTGTAGAGCAGGGGGCGTAGCGGATACGGCCACAGGGGATGCAGCAGCGGACACGAGACAGAGGCATGGAGGAACCTCCGTTTAGGCATAAAAAAGACCCCGACCTAACGAGAGATCGGGGTGGGGACTAGGTAGAGGTGCTAGTTGCGCCTAGGCGCAGTTTACTACTTGACGGTGGTTAAGGGCGTTCTTGCTGGTCGGCGTGTCGCATTCACGGCATGCAAGTCATTTCTCCGTATGGACTGATTGGCTGGTACTCAACCTGCTTCCTCGGTTTACCCTGAGTGGCTAGACGATTCGCATGCTCACGAAGGCAAACATCGCAGATGTTCAGGAGCAACTCGGTACCATCGAAGCTGTCCCAGAACGTCGACCCGTAATGCCCGTATGTACGGAACTCCGTACCTTCTAATGGCTGGTTAACCTCGTTCAGAACGGTTAGTAAGGTCTTTCCGCACTTGAAGCAAGGTAAAAGAGCATCGGCGACTTGAGATAGTTCAGTCATAACTTACTCCAATAGTTGCTGCCATCCAGATGCCGGTGCCTAATGTGACCACTGCCTGCACTCGCAGTGCTGGTGTTGACACGGACCGTAAGCGGCTCGGTGATCCATCTGTTCATGGTTACACGCGCGGCAATCTGTTGGCCATGTGACTTCGTCACCACCAGCGAAAAGCTCGGACACCTTCTATGCACCCTTCTTTCGGTCTCGCTTCTCACAGTTGTTGTGCGCGTGCAGCACATCCCCCAGCCGGTAGAACTTCTTGCCCGTATCCGGGTCACTGGAGACTGGCCGCAGATGTCCACCACGGGTCAGTGAGTGCACCCGCTGGGCGTTTAGCTTCTTTCCCATCTCCCCTATCCGGCGGGCGATGGGCTCGATGGTGTCGGCGGTGACGATGTGCTTGTTTGCTTCATGTACCCGCCCCCGGTCAATCACAATGTCGTCGTCGGCGGGGATGTCTATCTGTCGCCAGCACTCATCGATAGCGGATTTGATGTCCTCGTAAGCTTCTTCTGAACCCTCGGTGAGGGCTAGGGCGATCATGTTCACTCGCAGCCACTTCGCCAACGTGATGATGTCGTTGCCCTTATCCCACACGATGGCTCGTTGTTCGCACACCAGCCTCACCCAAGTACCCAAGCAGTTGTGCAGTACGTCGGCAGCGTTATGCGCCCCGATATGGATGGGAACCTGAGACTCAGGTTTGGGTCGTCGGGACATACTCAACCCCGGCCTCTGGATACGGGCCTGGCGGGTGAGGGTGACAGACAGCTCCCCGATCATGCGGGGGATGCTGGCCAACTCTTCACGGAGCTTGATCTGATCCTGGCGAGGCATGAAGAAATCCATTGTCATTTGGCGGCCCGCTTTCGCTCATGGAATCTCGCGCACGCAAGGGCGCATATCCGACACCTCCGTGATGTGCCGTACTTGCCACACCAGTAGATGTTGTCTGGCGTCAGCTCATGCCCGTACTTACAGTGGGTCTTCCTAATCCCGCCGTGCGTTCCATGGCGAACCGCGTCCCGTAGATTATCGGACGTTGTTCCGTAGTAGAGATTTTCAACCCGGTTATCCGTTCGATTGCCATTCTTATGGAGCACTAGCAGGTCGCTCGGGCCGAAGAAAGCCTCCGCCACCATGCGGTGGATCTTTCGCTTTCCCACCTTTCCGCAAGTCACCTGCTTATACCCGCCACCCTCAAGTGATGGACTCAGTGGAGCTTCCGGGTAAACGCGAACCCGGCCATCGGAGTAGGTAACCCGCCGACGAACAGACCTGGCGTTACCCAAGCTTGACACTTCATACCCTGGCGCCGACGGCACCGCCCTCCATTCTTCGGCGACACTCATACGCGGACCTTCCTCCATACATCGCGACCGTGAAAGTCAGGCGGGATGTCCTGCCACGCTTTGGAATACTCTTCGTCATTCAGGTACATAAGCCGCGTGCCAATAGCGTGCGTGCTTGTGCCGCTGTCGTTGAACTCCAGTCCCACGCCGGGCGTGATCGTCATGGCCATGCCGCATACCTTCGGCGCCGACGGATGCCATATCCAAGCCACTACCGCCATGGACTGCCAAAGTATCCAGTCGGCGATGCTCTTGCGGATTCGATCAGTCCAGCTCACAAGGCTTCTCCGTTCGACGGTGGATCGTTGGCGAGTTCAAGCAACACGTCGGCATGGCACGGCTGATCGAGCGGGCACCAGCAAGCCAGATCGCGGCCACGTAGCTCGGCCCGGATCTCGTCAGGGGTCGGGACCGGCGGCTGTCCGGCCAGCGGGTAGAGCACGGCATGCCGGTACTTGGTGGCCGCGTCAACACGGTCGTCCGCGATGTAGTCAGGGCACGCCAGCAGCTCGGGCCCGCAGCTCGGGTTGTGGATGTGTACCACCCATGGGTTGCCCCACCGACTTGGCCGCCCGACGTAGATGGCGCCCTCGGGCATCCGCCAGCCCTTAGTGCGCTTACGTTGAATCCGCTGCGGCATCGTCACTCCTGCCCGTTCGACGGTGGATCGTTCTCTGCCATATAACGTTCCCAGGCGAGACGGCGAGTACGGGTGACTTCTCGCTGCTGCGCTTCGTAGTACTGGGAGCCCCATCCCGTCTTGCAGTGTTCGAGGTCTTCGGTCACTATCGGCTCGCAGCACTGAAAGTCGCATGCCGGGCTGCACATGGTCATAGACCGGTTTCGTTCATTCGCTTGCCGCGCTTAACCAGCCCCTGGAGTACGTCATACCACCAGCCCGTATCGTCCTGCTGTAGGGCCCATTCCGCTTTACGGCCCCATGCTTCTATCTCGTCTTGCAGCTCTTTAACGCGAGTGTTCAGCTGGCGATTCAATGTGTCGGTCACTGTCATTCATCCTCTGCGGTAAGGGCTCTATGGATTTCATCGGCCAAATGCGAATCATGCGCCCACTGCGCATCGTCCTCGGCGGTGCCGTCATAGAAGCACACGCTCGTCCACTTGCAATCACACCGCGACTCCCACGCTTCGGGTCCTACACATGAGACCTCGCCTCGATGCTCTCCGATGACGTCGGCGATGATTTGAATATCTAGCACCGGTATCTCCATACCCTCAATTATCCTCCGATACACCGACATTCGCGGTGTCTAGCCCGCTTTCCTTTCCTGGTTCCATCTACGCCTATCCTTCAATGACAGCTCCCCGTAAATACCGTGCTGGTCGTGTACCTCTATCGCGAATTGGAGGCACTGGAGTTTGACTGGGCAGCCGTGGCAGATTTCCTTGGCCCGCTTACATTCCCGGCTGCCGCCTTGATCTGGGAACCACCACTCCGTAGGAAGTCCACGGCACGCCGCTTCGTCTTGCCAGGACAGGTCAGCGACCAAACCCGTGAGGCATCCAACGATATCCGCGGCAACACTTCCACCGGCTATCCAGTCGGTAGGGCTTGAGTGCGTCATCAGCTTGCCTCCTGCCGTGTGGCCCTGTGTTTGTACCCAACGCGCCGAGACATCTTGCGGCACTCTGTCGAGCAGTAAGCCGAATGTTGATACGCGGATTGATATCGCTCACCACATACCGCGCACAGCCTCCATGGCCTACTCGCGCGCTTCAGCTCGTCACGACGCCGATTCTTGGGAATGGCGCGCCGTCGCTCGCATTCACGACACGAACGCTTGGTTCCACCGTTTGGACTTCTATCTAGCCTGGTATTTGAGTCGGTGAACTCGTGGCCGTATTTGCAGTGAGTCTTATTGGCCCAGTAGGCGGTGCCGTGATCGAGCATGTCTTGGCCGTTTTCTTTCCAAGTACCCCACGCGAGGTTGTCTTTGTGGTTGTTACGCCCATTCCCGTCTAGATGTCGGACCACAGCCCCAGGCGGACGAGGACCATGAAATGCTTTGCACACCAGTTGGTGCACATGCGCAGTGCGCTGAACCCCAGATCGACTCAGCTCCACTTTGTAGTAGTGCTTTCCGAACCTCTGCTTCAACACCCTTCCTCGCAGCGATGTCTTACGGCCCAATCGAGAGATGCTGACGCGGTTTATGCTTCGCACCCGCCCAGTGCTGCTCACCTCATAAAGCCCTTCCCATTCGGGCACCGGGCGCCAGATCTCATTGGACATCAGCTGGCCTCCCTGTTACGCATGATCTTCGCGCGCTCACGAGGGCCTAAGCCGCCGTAGATCCCGTCGCGTTCGTCGTTGACGATCGCGTAGGTCAAACACTCAACTCTGACTGGGCATGAGCGGCATATCTTCTTGGCGTATTGGTACTGCACGGTGATCGACTCGCTATCACCGTCGCCACGCTTATGGGGGAAAAACGCGTCCGGGTCTGCGGTGGCGCAGGACGCCTGGATCATCCAGGGCTCCGGTTTCAGGCAGGGTAGTTCCGCCTTACCGGAGATGATGCGCGGTCCAGGGTGAATATCGTCACGCATTTCATTTCCTCCAACGTGTCTCATGCGGCCAATGCCGTGGTTTCCCTAAATCCCCCTGCCCATCCATGGCTATCCATCTACAGGGATGTCCTTCTGGGGCACTACAGTCCGGGCACACCCGCTCGGAGGCCCCTGTTTCGGTGTATGCCGTAGGTTTCCGCCGGCTACCCGTGTCTTGGTAGTCAGTCATGAGACCCACCAAAGGCGCCACGCCTCTCGCTGCCAATCAACCCCCGCGAGTTGGGGAAAGACTTCTCGATAGTCGCTAGTCCAGAAGCGATCTCGGGACTTGATGCCCAACCGAACCTTCGACACCTCTTCGATAGCACGGTCTATAAGCTCATTCATTCGGTCACCGTCCAGCCAGACACCCATTGAGCCTTAAGGGTGGTGTCTTCATATTCCGCTACATCGCCTTCGGCCAGTTCGCGAGCGCTCTTGTTGGGGTGGAAGTTCCACACTTCGTGGTACGGGGTCATGTAGGAGCCGTCTGGAAATACAGCAGCCCACGTCCGGTTGAGTCCTCCAAGGGCTTTATCCACCTCGGCGGCAACGTGTTCGGGAGTCCACGGCACCAGCGGTCCTCCATGCTGGCAGCAGCACTCCCACCACCCATCGTGCTGCCCCCACTCGTTTGGTTGATGACGAAGTATCACTTCCGCTATGAGCTTATGTGCGTCCGAAGGTTCGTCACTCATCGCTCTAGTTCCTCTGTTGTGAAAATCAAGGGGTGGAGGGATTCCAGCAGATCCAGTTGTTCATAGAGATCTTCGATGACGGCTTCCAGCATGACTTTCCCGAACCACTCCTGTATCGGCCTCAAAGCCTCACGGGCAGCGGCTTCCATGTACATCCGGGGTCGATTCACGACGAGCTTCCGCGCACCATTCCCCTTGGGCCACGCCCGTTGTGCGGCTTCTACTGCTGGGTCAGACATCATCCCGCCTTCCGTAGCAAGGAAAGGGCTAAACGAATACCGGCTATCTCCCCATCGACCCGTGCAACGTTCTCCCAATCAGCGGACAGCGCTTCCCCTCGGGCGGCTATGGACTGGAGCTGTTGCCGTTCCCTGACTGCGGCCTCAAGGGCGCCCTCTAGTTGTCTTATCGCCCATGTCTCGCTCATCTCAGGCTCCCGTCAGTTGGTCTACGTAGCAGCCGGAAGTGCAACGCCCACAGCACATGTTGTAGGCCCAGTCAGCGTCTACGGCGCGGAGTCGGGCTTTCTGTTCTTCGGATAGCGGCTGGATTGCGGGGTTACTCATGGCTTCACCTGACCTGTCCATGGCAGATGCAGGCCGTCGTTCTCACGCCTTGGGACCACGTGTACGTGGGTGTGGAACACGGTTTGTGTGGCAGCCGGTCCGATGCTGGTGATGATGTTCGCCTCAATGCCGCGCTTCTGGACCCATAGCGCAGCTGAAAACATGAGATCCGACGCCACATCAGGATTTACGGCCGCATCGGCAGAGTGCTTGCGGTGAATGACGAGCACGTGACCCTCGGTGACCGGATTCAACGGTGTCAGGATCGCCCCGATTCCGGTGAGTTTTAGGATGTCCAGGTTGTCCCAGTTATCGGGGCAGAAGGGGCAATCGATCATCTTCCACCTGCCGCGAATGCTGCGATAGCCTCAGCACCAGAGGGGTAAATGCCCTGGCATATCAGGTGGATTCGGGATGTACCCGTCTCGTATTGCCAGATTTCCCAGGATCTGCCAAGCTTCCGAATTCGCCACCACCGGTTCCTAGTACCCCCACCGCGCCCAATATGCCCGCTCATAGCTTCACCACGTCTTCTATGAGGTCGTGTGGTGCCGCTACTGGGCCGCCGCAGGTTTTACAAGCCCACCTCTCGAATCGGTGTACACATGCCAGGGTGTCGTCTATGAACCGGTAGACGTCTGCCTCACATTCATTGCAGACGAACGTGGGTATGGGTCCGTCTTCGCAGTGGTCGAGGTTATGGATCAGCACAACCCGTACGGCGGGTTTCCTGCATACGCACTGCGGCCACAGCTCCACCTGCAATCGCTCCCAGAGGGCCGCTGGGGCTTCTTCTCCAGTCTCGGTAAGGTCTTGCACCACTGGGGGTGTTTCAGGTCGTGTGCGTTTGAACCAGGCGGTCATAGCGGCATCACCTTGAACACCGCCGCCGTCACAACGCCACAAGACTCGCACGGTGCGTCCATGTCCTCGGCGATGATGGCCAGCAGCTCCTGCTTGTGCGCATCGCAGAAGTGCTGCACACCAACGCTGCAGGTTTGGGTCGCCCAGTCGGCCAGATGCAGCCGGATAGCCCACCTAGCCTGCAAGCTGCATTCAGGCGCGATGAACTTGTACGGCTGCCACTCACATCCCCTCGCTGGCATCTCTCCTACGAGTTCTTTGATGTCTGTTACTGCTTGGGTAGTCATGACTCCAGCTCCCCGAAATCGTCGGCAAAGGTGGTGATCTGGGCGCGGCGGGAAGATTCCAGCCGATAGTTCGCGGCATCCTGGACAACCTCTTGACCCTTCTCGACCTCGGCACGCTGGCGCCGAATCTCACGAGCCGCCTGGATCATGTCCTTCGGCAGAGGTTTGAAGCCGGCGCCGTTGTCGCGGTACATCATCGCGACGCCTGCGAGGACGTCAGCTCGATCAAGCTTGTAGATGGCGATCTGCTCAGCCCATGCGTTGACCGTGGCCTGTGCGGGCTTCGGGAACCACGGGTCGTACCCGGCACACTTGGCGAGAGCATCTGCGGCGATCTGTGTGTAATTCATCCGGTTATCGCTTTCTGGTCGTCGGGGTCTTCTGGGGTTCCGAGGTCGTGCCAGCCGACGACTTTCGCGTCGGTGTTTGACATTTCAGGTTTTCGGCGCTGGGTGTCGAACTCACGAGTTCTGGGGTGGATGAGCCACGAGGAGAACGCCGCATCCCAATTCGCTGCCATCCGACCGGTCGCCTGTGCGTGGGTCATGAACGACTCCGCAGCGGTCGTGAGGTCTTTGATGCCGAGGGTTTTGGCTTTGGCTTGGGCGCTGAGGCTGGGCTGCCAGTCGTCGGGGATCGGGGTCAGGTCTGGGTATTCGATGAGCCGCGCGCGCGTCTCTCTCTCCTCGTTATCTATTCCCCTGTTCCCCTGTTCCCCTGTTCCAGCACTGTTTTCGCCAGATTCCGCGCCGGTTTTGCGCCGACTATCCCGCGCAAAATCCGCGCAACCATATATCCGCTGGTCAGGTACCGCTTCTGGGTCATCCGGGGTGGGGTGCTGACGACGACTGGCGCGCCTCTCTAACTTCTGGTGTTTCTCCCATGAAGCGATGGCGTAATAGTGCCTTCCGCGCACCGTGTAGAAGGTCACTCCAAACGCCCGCGCACAATCGGCGCAAAATCCGCGCAAAATCTGCGCAGTGAATCCATCCTCATCTGGGAACGCGAAACCGAGGAGTCCGTTGAGGTTTGTCTCCCCTACCCCGAAGTCGTCCGCCCAGCACCACAGAGCTTGGTAGAACAGCCGCACCGGGAAGTCCACGGTTGCGGTGGCGGGTGATGTGAAGAACCCAGGCTTGATCGTCCTAATGCGTCCAGGGGCCATCTACACCACCTCATCGATAGTGACCGCGCGGATCTCACACACACCACACCCAAGGCAGTCCCGCTTCTGCCCTCTCACCAGATCCACCACCCACTCACCTTGGCGGTACTTGCCTTCCCGAATGGTGTAGTCCTGCCACTGTTCGTAGGCGTGCACATGGACAGCTACACCGAAGCGGCGTCGGGCGAATACGTAACCACCCCACCAAGAGCTAGCCGCCGTCACAATCGACAGCAGGATCACACCGATAGTGGGCATCTACACCGCCTCCTGGTCATTGAGACGCTGCGCAGCCATCCGACGCCACGTGTCCTTCTGATCGGACGTGAGTAAATCCCAACACAGTGGAGCCGTCGCAGAACGTTTCTCGCACAGTTCTTTTGCCAAGGAATCCAGGCGGTCGTCACTCATCGTCGCTCCTCTCAAATCCCCCACAGGGGCAGTACCGGTAAAGAGGCTCAAAAGAACCGGGGAGTTCAGCTAGACATGTGCCGCCGTGAGATGGGTGCTCATCGAGACCGTGGGTGCAGGTGCAGGTGTCAGTCACTGGAGGACTCCCGTCGCCGCTTCGCCAGCTCGTCATTGAGGTACCAGATAGCCTTCTCAAGATCCTCGATGGTGTTGTGTTTCAGGTCCGCTCGCCAGATGTACTTGACGGCGTTACCGAGGTTGAATCCCATATGGCGGGTCACCTGTATGCACTCAATTCCACTCGGATGAGACGTGTAGTGCTTAGGATGATTGACGGGATCATTCATCGCCGTTGCCCATCACTGCGTCCCACTGCGCACGCGTCCACAGCACGTCACCCATGGCGGTATGGCGATCGAAGTCGTTGGGATCGACATTTACGGCTCGCGACAAATCATCCGACTTGTACGGCGGCCCGGGGCGATTCATCAATGCGGGATAAGGTTCTTCGCCGCGCATCCGAGCTTCATCAATCGCCCTAGCCGCTACCCCGTGCAAATACCCCATAACCACGTTCTCGATATCAATCAAGTGGTAGTGCCACGGCGGCGCACCCCAGCCTGTTTGATCGAGAATCCGCGCCAGACGCTCCGTGTCGAAGCTAGGCACCGCTCCAATCACATGCGCCCCATCGGTGGCTGTGTGGATCATCTCGGCAGCATCGGCACGTTTGAGCGCCTGCTGCACGTCGAATCGCGCCTTGTAATCTTCCTGGAACCGCGCCGGGAGTAGGTCCAGCCAAAATGCGGGATCATGATCTATGAAGCAGTGGTACTTGGCTTCAACACCGTTCTCGTAGCGCCGGATGGCCGCGAACTCCCAGACGGGAGCGAGGGGATCCAGACCCAAAGTCTCAGTGTCCATGAAAACTATGTCGCTCATACGCATTCCTTCTTGTCTTCAACAAACCCTCCGCAATCACAAAGGGTCACACCGTCATCCAAAGCTCCGTAACACTCAGCTGATTGACCGTTATGCTGGTATCTCTGATGACCACAACGGCAGAAGTGGTAAGTAGGCCAAACAGTCACGCGCCCTCCCCGAAATCGAGTGTCATGGTCCGGCTCGAGAGCCGCTTCGCAGTGACTTCGCAGTACTTCTCGTCTAGCTCAACACCAATCGCACGGCGCCCCAGATACGATGCAGCCGCAAGCGTCGTCCCGCTTCCTGCGAATGGGTCAAGAACTAGCTCGCCAGCGTCACTGAACAAATCGACGAGAGAACGGATCAGGCCGTCGGGCTTCTGTGTGGTGTGCAACCGGCCCTCGTTGTGACCCCGGTTTAGAACAATCGGCACTGACCAGACCGCATGACGACCGCCACCGTTCCACCGCTTCTTACCTGGCGGGTGGCATATCGTGATTGCCTCAAAACCAGTAGCTGGCCTGTCGCCGGAAAACTGCGGAGTGCAACCCAGTTTCACCCAAGCGCCAGTTCGAACGTAATCCATGCCATTGGCAACGAGATCGCTGCGCCAAAGGTGATCGGACTCCACATCCGAGAACACCAGCACCCACCGCCGTGCTATCCGGGCGAATTGGCCAGCGCAAAACACTCTTAATTCATCGGATAAGTGTCCAAAGCCCAGGTCCACAACACGCCGTGTGTCAACGCCGTAGTTCCCGCCGCCCGTAACCATCTTGGCGGATCTGACACTGGAATGTGTGTGCTCACTATAGGGCGGGTCCGTGATGACAGAATCCACTTCATCAAGCACGGGTAAAACTTCGCGGCAATCGCCGTGATACAGCGTCACCAGATCGTCTTGGTAATAAGGCTTCACGCCGACCTCCCCAACGCCCACTCCCCAGAATCGGCCCACAACGCCAACGCACACATAACCTGTGCCGCTACACCCGGATGCCAGGCACAGAAGTCCACACAATCCCCCAACACCTCCAAGTGATCCTTGGTTCTCAGTGACCGGATCAACTCGGTGGCTTTGCGAACCAAAACGTTTTCGTTGCCGCAGAACTCGTAATCCACCTCTGGAGGCCCTTCAGGTTCAGGCATCGGCTCAGCCTTATAGCGCTCGATCTGCCGGTCAGTGACATTCAGCCGACGCGCTACCTCTGTCCCAGACAACCCCTGAGCGGTGAGGGCTTTCGCCGCCACCACACGATCCGGTTTCGACAACGACACCGGATAGCCCTGAAGCGCAGCATCCACATTCAGCGGATCAAACGTTGCCCTCACGCCGCCACCGCCAAGAAAGAGCCGTCGTCAAAGAGACGGACTGTTGCGCCGAACCTCAGAACCTCAAGATCCGCCGGCAGGGTGTCGCCATGGTCTAACTTCCAGCCATGCTCGCGAGCCTCGTCGGGGTTACCCTCCACCCACATGTGGTGCTCTCTGCATAAAGTGATCAGATTGGCCATACCGAAAGCGATATGGGCCACGGAAGTTCCGCCGCTCCCGCGGGCCATGCGGTGGTGAACGTCCAACATCCCGTCCGGGCGGGAGCAGATAACACAGGCCCCATCCCGTTCCAGGACATCCGCCTTTACCGCCTGCCATACCAACTGCTCAAGATATTTGGGCTTACATCCTCGGATCCTGGCCGCCTGCTTCACTGTTAGCAGGCCGGCGCGCACATCCCCGATATCCGGCCTAGGCACTAGCGGCCTCCGCTCGCTCAGTGGGGTGAGAATTGATCAAATCGCCAATGAACTTGCGGATCACATCCGCGGCGCACTGCCGTGGGGGCTTGCCGTGCTCGGAGAAGAACTTCCCTGCGGTCTCACGTTGGTCCCACCCGTACTCGGTGCAGGCTGCGGCGAGCTCATCGAGTGCGTCGTCTACGTCGGTGCGCTCTGGGGGTGCCGATGACCTCTCATACACCTGCGAGTCGGGGTCTGGCTCATCTGTTGGCAGGCAGAGGGTTTGCAGCATCGCGGTACGGAAAGCCACTGAGTGCGCCTTTGCGGTGGCTTTGTCGCCGGCATCCATGGATTCCGCGGCGGCGACAGAGGTGATCGAATCACCGGCCGGGCCGTACCAGGTGAACTCGACCGTCAACCGGACGTGCCCCATGAGGGTGCGGTTGCGGCCCACCTCAACAGTCCCGTACTCGTAGTCCAAGACCTTAGGTACAACAATGACGCCGTGCTTCGTGAGAGCTGGATACACCGCCGATGTGACTGCGTCAATGCCGCGGAATGAGAAGCCTTGCTGCTGGTTCCGCTCACCCTTGCGGACGGCACCGACATCCTTCATGACTTCGGAAAGTGCTTGGTAGATGGTGGTCACTGCTCGACCTCCACTACGACAGCATCCAAGGCGGCGGGGCCTTCGAGTGAGAACTTCCCGCGGGCCAATAACTCCCGGATCACCTGCTCTGTGTGCTCGGTGGGTTTCACGGTCACGTACGGGTTGCCCTCGACCAGGATGATGAGCGGGGTATCTCCATCGGAGAGCTCGCCGGCCTTCTTGAGTTGAGCTAGGAACGCGGGCCTAACCTGCTCGACGGTCTCCACCTCGTCCGGGTGATTAGATTTCACCCACTTCAGTAGGGCTTTGTCGTCAACGACTTTCGCGTCAGTGCGCACCGACTTCACCGCCCTACCCACGGGCAATCCGTTAGCGCGCCCAACTACCGCGTCCCCAACCTCCATGGAATCCACAAGGTAGGAGCGGCCTTGGTTCTCTTGATCTTTAAGCGCCTTACCCAAGAGGGCGTACATGGCTACATGCGCTACGGCGTCACGGTTATCGGTCACCGCGGGTTCCCCTTCTCGTCGTGCTCGTCATCAACCCAAAACCAGTCAGGAACAGCAGGACCGGGATCAGATAGACGCCGGTAATCGGTTGCGAGCCAATCGGACATACGGACACCACGACTCATGAGGGATCACCGAGAACTTCGGTGTAGGGGCCACGACCCGTGAGGAATTCAGGACTCAGCACGCGGCTTCCATCCTCGTACACCCAGCCATCTTGCGTGTGCTGGAATTTCCAACCAGGGGTCTGCTCGCGGCCAGCGAGCAACACGTACCGGGCTTCCCACACTGTGCCGTCTCGGGCCTCTTTACAATCCAGGCTCGGAAGTACACGGGGCTCAAGGATTTCCTTGAAGGGACCTCTTATAGAGGGGTCTACACATCCGTAGTCAAGGCTTCCGTTCTTGGTCTTCCACCAACCATTTTCGAAGGACCAAACCCAGCCGAAAACGTCCAGCCACCGTGATCCCTGCTCTTCTACCCCTAGGCGGTCAACGACACGGGGCGTCGGGGGCTTAGGGGCGGTCGTTAGATCCGGCCTGGGGCCGGTCTCGAAAGTCATCCCCGCTGAGCGGAATGCGGACTCTGCCGGTTCCTGTTGTGCTGTCGGGTCGGACTCGGCCAAGAGGTCTTCCACGACCTCGACTAGGAACGCGACGGTGGACTCATCACCAGGATGCGAGTCTCTCCACGATTCAATTGCCTCGCGAACCTTACGGGCGTGCCGTCTTGTCGGGTCGTAGATGACAGGCCAATAATCGGCTTCGTCATCGTCAAATGAGGTGGGCTCATCCTGAGTGAGGTAGTTGTAGCTCCAATACGAGAGGCCTTCTTGGTCGACGCTACGGACCGCGACCTGTGTCCCGTCTGGTCGTCGTGCGATGGTGCCAACAGGTGCACCCTCAGGGATGCTGTTAGCGGCGGCGATTATCTCGTCGACCGTGCGAAATACGCCGTACTCGCCACACTCCCGCAGGCGTTGTGCCATCGCTTTCCGCTGCGCTTCAGACGGATTCAGCTTCTCGGTCATAGCTTCACCTGCCTTACCAGCCACACGACGAGGCCGATCGATATCACTACCGCCAGGACAGTGTCGAATGTCGGGGTGCTCATACGGCCACCACCCGATAACCCTCTTCCTCTAGCACATCTCCTATGCATGCGACGACACTTCCTGCGTCCCCGCCCAATGAGAGCTCCTCTTTAATGGCAGCCTCCAAGAGGGCCTTGATGTATTCGCTCATGACGCCTTCCTTACGCACCCGCACTGAACAACCCGATGCCGCTGCCGCCCAATGAATGACTGAGCGTCCACA